TGATCAGGTTGTTCAAAACAGCGTTCAGCATTTTTCAAATCTCCTTTGCATCGTTATAGATTTCCGGGCCGTACAATTTCCGAAGTTTGATCCGGTTTTCGGCTTTGGCTTTGGAATAGTAAAACCCGGTTGCGGTTGCCAATTCAGCAAATATGGCGGGGATCAAATAGGCCAGCGGTTCAAGGTTTTCAGTTTTCCAAACCATGATAAGGGTGAAGGCCGTAACCCCAACGGTTACGGCCCCCACCACATACAGGATCAGCTTGGAAAACTCACGCTTTGGCTTTTTGGTTCGTCTGCTCATTCTTCCGGGGGATCGGTGGACAACTCCAAGAATTTTCTGTGAAGATCGTCCATCACCCCATTCACCCCCAAAAAATGATACTGCTTCCAGCAATTTTCAAAATTATCCCGTGCATAGATTGGGGCATAGCCTTTTTCGGAATACTTATTGAAATCGCTGATCATCTGCGCCCGAAGAAGGGCCTGAATACCGGCCTTCAAAGCCTTGGAATCCTCGGTGTTATGCTTGATTTGGCTCCACAGGTATTTGAATACTGCCAAAATCAAGGCGGGAACACCAATCAAGCACAACACCTGATAAATCGTCATGGCTTTTCCCTCCTATCAGGCCCCGATCAGGGCGGCAATATAGCGCAAATCCTCAACAGGGCCGTTGTAGAAGTCATGATTCCAAATCCAATGATCTTCCTGTTCCGGGCGCTTGTACTTTTGGCAACGGGGATCATCCCAAATTTTCCCCCACCGGGCGTTGTGTCCGGGGGTCTGCTTCATCAGCGTTGCGGTGATCCGGTTCAGAAGTTCGCCCCTTTCCTTGCCCATGCCATCATCATTTTGGGTAAAGAAGTCATAGGCGTTTTGGCTGGTGGCCGAACACACCGGAAGATCATTCAGGATCAAAAAACCACCCTGACCATTCAGGGTGGTTCCATACGGAATGTTCACTTGTCCGCAAATCGCCTTGAACCTTGCCCGTTTACGGCAAACATAGGTTTTATACTCCATCCGTGCTTTCCTCCCACCCGTACACACCGGGTTCCCACACATTGGAATCCACCGTGGAAATCCAATGCTTTTCCTTATGGCTCACCTTTGCCCCCTTGGAATAAGCGTCATGCGCTCCCACCGGTTGGCTCCATTCGGGCCATTCTTCAGCGGGATCACTCGTTTTGCTCCACAGGCTGGAAGCCGTGTCCGGTGTCCAATCCGCTTGGGAAGTATGGGCCTGAACGCACTTGTAAAGGGTTCCGTTATACCGGCGAATCTGCCCCACCGTGTAGCCAACAGGGAAAGCCCATTCAGCGAACAGATCAGCGTGTTCAGCCGCCGTGGTAGGGTCAATGCTCCCGGCTTCCGCCAAGGTGACAAAGACGATTCCACCGGCTTCTGTGGCTTTGGTGATCTCGGTTCCTGCGTCCGTTTCCTCCAAACTCACGGTTTCCAGTTCGTCCATAGCGGCACGGCCCAACAAATGGTAAGCCACACCCTCAAAAACAATGCCCGAAGCGTCATGCTCCGGGCAAAGGATGTAGCAACCATTTTCGGCTTTCTTGATGTAGTTCAGGTTCTCGGTCAGGCCGATACCGGCCCCGGCTTTGATGATTCTAAACATTGTCCACCTCCGAAAAAGATTGCATGGTAAAGCCGCCGCAACCGTAACAACCGGCCATGATCGTTGAAGTTCCGGTAATAGGCGCTTTGGCACTCCATGTATTGTTCTATGTCAAAGAAGGATCGTTTTCCCTCTTTGAACTCCCTGTGAAACAGCTTCAGTTTTCGCCTTGCCCGTTTCACTCCATCCCGGCTTCCATTCACCTTGATCTTGCCGGTTTCGGTAAGTGTGAACCGGGCTTTGCAGAACCGGAACGGCTTTGTAAGCGGGATCACCTTACACTTGCGCTTGTTCACTCGGATTCCAGCGGCTTCAAAACGCCTTACAATTTCATGGCCCATCAGCTTTGCTTCATCCACCGTGGGAAAGAAAGCATAGTAATCATCCATGTAATGACCGGCGCAATGAACACGGGCCTGACACTTGATCCATTGGTCAATTTTGCTTGGTAACGCCACCATTTCCTGTTGGGAAGGCTCCACGCCCAAAGGCATCCCCCGGCCCGGTGTCGGGCATGGGGAATATTGAATCACAGTATCAGCCAAGTTTTGAAGCTCAGGATTCAAAATCAATTCCCGGTGCCGCTGATATAACAGGGCGTGGGAAGCATTTGGAAAGAACCCTTTCAAATCCAACAGCAACACAGCACCTTCCCGGCCATAACGCCGGTAATGCCATCCAAGCTGTTGTTTGATCCGTTTGAACTGCCAATGAAGGCCCTTTCCCTTTTGGCTTGCCCCGTTGTCATAGATCATGGAAGGTGAATACAACGGGATCAGGACTTCATTACACAGGGTTTTGTGGATTTGTCGATCCGTAATGTGCGGGGCATCAAAGGGCAGTTTTAGGGATTTACACCCAAGGAAGCGCAACTCCTTTTACATCGGTCGTCTTTCACCTGAAAAGCCGTTTGCCTTCTGTTACTACATTTGACCGTGTATATCTGCAAAATCCGGGCCGCAACCCACCAGAATTATTGGCATTGTTATTGTTGTTGTTGCCATCCGTCCAGACAATAACGAAATTGTTGTTGTTATTGTAATTAGGGGAACGAAGGCCCCACCAAACCGCCAGAGGACACATTAACAGTCACGCACCTAATAAGAAATCATTTCTGTTTTGCTGTTACATTTTTGATTGCCCCTTTCAGAAGTTCGTTTTCTTTGTCGATCAGTTCACCCAAGTTTTGGGCCATCTTATCCAGCTTTTCCATTGCATCCTGTGACTTCACCGGGTTCCCCTTGGAAGTGGTAAAGGCCCCTTCCGGGTTCTGGTTCAGAATCAGGTAAACATGGGTCAAGCGAACATCCAGCGCCATCAGGGAAGCCCGTGCTTCAAGAAGATGGGCCTTCCTCATTTCAATGCGCTGGTTGTCCGAAGGAAAGATACTGTTGGCCTTCTCCGCATGGTCGATGATCTCACCGGCCAGCTTTGCCACCGGCTCCGCAATCAGCCGGGAATACCGGGCTGAAAGACGGGTCAGGAAGTTCAGGGTTTCAACATAAATCTGATTGGCCGTGTTGATGAACTCGGCCTTGCTTGTGGTTCTCTTTTGCTTCAGGACAGACATTTTCAGTTATACCCCTTTGGGTGAATTATCGACATTGATCGTTCCTTTCGCCTTTTCCACTTCTTCCAAGTGTTTCAGAAGAACAAATTCAATGTAATTGGTAATGGATCGGTGTTCACGGGTTGCAAGCGCCCCGATCTTGTCAAAGACTTCATCAGATAGGCGCAAGGTGAAAACACGCTTGTTTGTTGCCATACAATACCCCCTTCAAACAGGCTTATGGATATTGTATGGCTGATTTTGTCCGGTGTATGCACTCAAAAGACAGTTAAATGATAGCACTTTACCGGAAAACCCTCATTTTCAAAAAATCGTCGGGCGGCTTACGCCGCCATTATTATTTTTATTTGGGGTTCCCTCCCGGAACCGCCGCCTTTCGGCGGCGGGATAGGGGGCGGGATCATCCTGCGGGGGATTAGGCGGCAAAGCCGGGCCGCAACCCACCAGAACTATCGGCAGTGTGAGTGTTGGTGGCGCCATCCGTCCAGACAATAACGAAATAGTTGTTGTCATTGTACGTAGGGGAACGAAGGCCCCACCAAACCGCCGTGGTGACGGCGGTATGATTATAGGCTACTCTACTATTACCGGCTTTATAGTAATCGTATTGTGCCTGCGAATTTTGTTCGTACTGGTTAGCGTAGGTTCTGGAACCAAACACTTCAAATTCGGACAGGTCAAACAGGTAATCGGTGGTAGCCGTAACTGCACCGGAAGTATTGGTGGAATTACCGGTGTTGTCGGTGTACTTAGTCACAGGTTGCATAACGGCCAACAATTCAGACGGAAGCGCCGCCATCAGGCTGTTTGCAACGGGGCTTGTGGGGGTTCCATCATTGCCATAAAGGGTTTTCCGCTTATAGCAAGCGTTCCAACCACCGCTGTTCGTGTTGCTGGTATTCCAGTTGAAATAACCGGAACTGGAAGTTGTGTTGTTATACTGACTATCACACAGGCCAACCGCCGTGGAACCGATCTTTCCGATCTGGAAGTGAATCTTGTTCGCACCTTCCTTGGCGGAATTGTGATTGAACCCCAAAATGAAGGTGTTGACGGCCAAATTGGAAAAAGTGGTGTTGCCCACCTTACCATTGATCTTGATTTCCTTCACATCACCAACGGCCCAATAGTTGGCCCCCAAACCTGCGGAACTGACTTCCCGGATGGTTGCCCAACTGTTATCGTTCAGAACCTTGGTGGGCAATGTCACTTCAACGGAACAGGTCTTATTGGCCGGGGCCGTGTGGTTGGTGCCAGCGCCCACGCTGACGGTGATTGTGGCGCTTCCTTTGGCCTTGGCGGTAACAGTTACCACCGAACCGGAAACACTCACAGAAGCCACCGTGGGGGCGCTGGAAGTGGCCGTAATCTTACCATCACCCGCCCTTATCACGGTGATGGTGTCCGTGGTCTTTGCGGCGGTCAGTTTGATGGAAGTCTTATTCAAAGACAAACTACCAGCGGCCTTGGCAATGCTCCAAGCAACCGTTTTGGCCCCGGTGCTTCCATCAGCCCACTTGTAGTTCGTTTTCGGCGTGAAGGTGGCATTGTAGGAACCGGCGTTCGTGCCGCTGGTGGTTCCTCCAAGCGTCATTTTCCCGCTGTCATAGTTGTTCCAAGTGGGGCTTTGGGCCGAACCGGTATAAGTAAGGCTGTTGCTCTGCGTGGGGATCGTCATGGTGGCGGCGTTGATCGTCCAAGTCACTTCCTTGGCGGTCTGCGTACCGTCTGCCCACTTATACCGCCCCTTGGGTGTGAAAGTGGCCGTGTAGGTTCCCGCATTGGTGCCGGTAGTCACGCCGCCCAAGGTCAGCGCATCGGGGTTATAAGCGTTCCAAGAAGGACCTTGGGCCTGTCCGTTATAGGTCAGGGTGCCATTCTGCGAAGGAAGAACATTGATGGTATAGACGATACCGGACACAGCATCCAAGGCCGCATTTGCGGCATCCTGTGCGTTCTGTGCGGCTTCCACACAGGTTCCGATCTGGTTCAACAGATACGGGTGGGCGGTCTGATCAAGGTTGTGTTCGTTCACCTTTTTTTGGGCCGTACCTTTGGGATCATAGTTCATGTTGGGAAGCTGTTCGGCGGGAACCTTACCATCCACCAGATCAGCCTTCCCGGATTGACCTTTCTGAAGGGCTTCAACGGCATCCGCATTGGCCTTCATTTGGGTATCAATCTTATCCATGTTTTCATTCTGAACCCCTACATCATAAAATTCAGATTCAAGGGGTTTAGTCAGCTTGTAGTTGGTTGTTTTATTCGCCATTCTTCAAAACCTCGTTTCTCAACTGATTATGGGTATAGGCGGCAAGCTGGGCATGGGTGAACCGCCCAAGTTCCGCATGGGTGTTATAAAGCTGAAGCAAGGTCACAACCATGTTTTGGGGAACAACCCGGTTCAGCAAAGATTCAACATCATTGAAGTTGTTCTTTGCGGCCAACCCGATTTTCACAAGAAGCTGATAGGTGCCTTCTTCCACATCAGCGGAATAGTTACCCTTCCCGCATAGCGTTTCAAGGATGTTCCGAAGCTGGGGCAAGGTGTACGGAAGTTCTTCATTGATCCGGGTCAGAATACGGAACCGGCGATCTTCAAGACTGTCCGTGCCTTTGGGGGTGATCCCCAAAATCTTTTCCCACCGGGAAAGGCCCATGTTTCCAGCGGTGGGAATGAACTGATTATCAAGAAGATCATCCGTGGTATTCCATGCCTTTTCAATTTCCGGCTGTTCGCTCCCCATGATCCCCTGAAACTCCGCATAATCACGAATGACATAGGGAAGATAATCAATCAGTTTGCGTTCCATGCTCCCGGCCCCCTTATCCGCTGATCACGATGGTTCCCGGCTCAATGGTTCCCAAAACCGGAATGTGGTCAAGGGTCAGGGTACAGTTCGCCGCTTCACCGTTGATCTTGGTGTTGGCAATATCCAGAATACCGGTGATTCCCAACAGGCGGCTTTCCACCTGACTGATACGAACCACAAGGGCTTCATTCTGGTCTGCCCAACTTTGGGCCAGTTCCAAGAAGTAACCGTTGATTGCTTCCGTGACATAGGCGGAAACATCATCCCAACTCCATTCCCGCTGATAGTACAGATCGAAGGAAAGGTTGATGGTATCTTCACCCACGCCTTCAACCCTCACCACATGGCCGATGGGGGCAATGCCCACGCCTTCACCGGCGTTCTGAAGGGGGTCAACTGCGGTCTGCACCTGATCCACAAGGGCTTCCGAAGGCTTCTTGAAGGAACTGTTGATGATCACCAGCTTAACGGTTCCGCCCACGGTCAGCTTGCTATTGGCTCCCGCCGCATACACAGCATTCAACCACGCCTTGATTTCCTCGGACACACCGGAAAGGCCGCTGATCCAAGTGTCGGTTCCCGTGGGCGGGATCAGCTTGGCCGGGTTCAAATCGCTGTTCCAAACCCGATATACCTTCACACCGCCCACGCCGGGAATGGCGTTCACCTTTTCCAGATAATCCGCACGATTGCCGCCGAAGGCTTGGGCGTTCAGGCTATCCATGTAACGCTGTCTGAAAACCTCGGTATCTTCTTCATCCTCACCGGGGATCACCACGGCGGAAATGGAACAGGTTTCAAGCCCGTCCACATACTCAATGGGAATCACCGTTCCGGTGTAGTCATTACCGGCTTCACCAGCGGTTTCACAGGTGATTTCATACTTACCGCTTCCACGGTCAGCCGAAACATAATAGTTCAGCTCTCCAATGGAAAAGCGGGTGTTCATGGGAAGGTGCAAGGTGGTTGGTGTAATGCTCAACTGCAACACGGCGGGGCTTGCCGGTTGCGGTTTCAGGCCCCTTTCTGCCGCCCTCAAAATGAGATAAGGGCGGGTTGCGGTGTCCGCAAAGGTTTCATTCAGCACCGTATCAAGGGCAATATAAAGGTTCTGCAATTCCACGGCGGCGGGGGCATCACCGCACCAAACCAACGAACCTTCACGGGTGTCCAAATTGCCATTGATGGAAAGCGCCTTCTGAAGCATCCGGGAAAGGATTGCTTCATAGGTCTGTGCTTCATACATCAGATTTCAACCCCCAATTCTGCATTAATTTCGCCAAAAATGCTGACCACCGTGAAGGTAGTCAGCACTTTCTTTTTGTTCACCGTAAATTCAAAGTTCTGAACCGCCGTGATCCTATCATCCTGAAGCAAGGCTTCACGAACCCGGCGTTCAATTTCGGGAATACAGTATTCCACATCTTTCCCGATCAGATTATGAAGTTCAACCCCATAATCCCAAGAATGGATCAACCATTCATAGCGTTCTGTGTTCAGAATCAGAAAAACCGCCTGTTCCACAGCTTGGATTTCATCAATGGTGCCGATGATGGTCAGGTTGTTGTGGTTCATCCTGAAAGTACGGCTTGGAAGGGTTTCAATGGTGAAATCCTGTTTAATATCATCCTGCACTTGCGGAATCATCATCAAGCCCCCTTTACTCGGTCAATAACCACGAATTTCTTTCCTTGCTGAACCCGGATCAGAAGCACCTTTTCACCGGCCTTCAAAGCGTTGTGAACCTTGAAGGTTTTCTTGCCAACATAGGCGTGTTTGTGGGCTTCATAAGCCGCCGCACCAGAACCACCGCCTTTGTCCTCGGTGCTGTGGTTCACCGTCATATCAACTTCAAAATCAGTCACATTCCGGGTCAGGATCAGCATTTTGGAAGTGTAGATGGATTTCTGATCCACCTGAATTTTCAAGGGTGAAGCGGAAAGGACAGTTCCAAACAGGATGTTCACCGGTTTCCCGGCTTCCACAGCTTCCACCGCCGCCCGTTTTACCACTTCAACAGGATTAGGCAATAAATTCACCCCCGATCAGGTCAAGTTCCATCATGTGTTCATCACCCCTGAAGGTATGGGTGACTTTGTTCACCACCATGTAATTGTTGGTGACAATATCGCCAAGATTCAGGGCCACCACCACGGCGCTTCCAGCACGAACCCGCACATCACCGAAAGCGTTTTGAATGGTCAGCTTGCGGGTTTTCTGATCGTACAGCTTCAACAGGGCATCCGCCTTGGCGGAAGCGCCCGTTTTGGTCTGAACTTCTTCAAAATACTGAAGAACACCCCATTGGTTCATTTTCGCCCCGTCCTGTGCAATGAACAATTCCCGCTTACCGGTTTTTTCATCGTTATAGGCCAGCTTGATTTTGTTATAGGTCTGTTCATCAATACTGGATTCATAGCTGAAGTTTTCCCCGGTTTCTTCATCAATCAGAAGGTTCAGCTTCATGGTATTGATGTTCTTCAGGGTCAGCTTCCCGGCATCGTCATATAGAACATAAAGCTGTTTGGTATTCATCAGGGTTTCATCAAGGGCGCTCTGGATCATATCAAACAGGGTTTGGTTTTCTTCCACGATGGTTTCAAGGGTATAACCGGTATCTTCCACCGTGCCAAGGTTCAACCGGAAATCTGTTGCAATGCGCTTCAGAAGGTCAGAAGCCTTCAGCCCTTCTTCCGTGATGGTGTCCTTGTTCTTCAAATAACGCAACTGATCATAGGCCACAACATCAATGGTGCCGCCCTTGTCACGCTTTTTCTTGAACACAAACCCATAGAACATGGCGGTTCCGTTCACAGTCAGCTTCACCGGATCACCTTCAGCAAAGTTCAGCCCCGGCCCCTTGACAACGGTGAACTCCAACTTGCCGGGGGTTCCCTTGCGTTCCAAGGTCAGCCGTGCGCCTTCCTCGACAACGGGGAATTGAATGGTGCTGTTATGCTGGATGAACAATTCAACTGCCAAACGGAATCACCCCTTTCAGGAAGGCAAAGTAAGAACCTGACCGGGATAGATCAGGTTCGGGTTCTTGATTTTGTCCTTGTTCAGATTATAGATTTTCGTGTAATCGGCCCCGTTGCCCAATTGCTTCTTGGCAATGTTCCAAAGGCAATCACCAGATTTCACCGTATAGGTGGCGGCTTTCGGGGCCGTTGTGGTGGGCCGGGGTGCCGCCTTAACCGTTGCGGTGGCGGTTCCCCCGGAAGTCTTGGCCGGTTGCACGGTCACGGTCTTGGTGCCATAGGCTCTGTACTGCTTCAGGTTGATCTTCACCTTCACATCAAAGCCTTCACCGGCATCATCGGTGATTTCATAGGTTTCAAGGCCAACGGTCAAATTGGTGTAATGGAACATCCCGCCACCGGGCTTCTGCCGGTTCAGAATGAATTGGAACGGGGTCTTGCTCACCTTCAGCCGTTCAAACAAGGACAGGTAATAGGCGGCGCTTTGCGCTCCACCATTGCTGAAGGGATAGGACACTTGGGGAAGAACCAATTCAAAGGACACATCCGAAAGGCCAGCGGCCTTCAGAATATTGATTTCTTCCCCGTTGATCAGGGTCATGGTCTTGTTCTGGTTGTTGATCTTCACCGTCACCTTGGAAGGGGTGATGGGCATAAGCGTTCCCGCCATATACAGTTTATATGCCATTACTCATGCACCCCTTCTTCAGAAACTTCCAGCTTTTCAGCAAAGTCATTGGCCCAAGCATCCATGATCCCATCCAAATCAGCATCTTTGGAAATGTGGTTTTCATTGTGCTGTTCAACCTTGATTTCAGCGGTAGTGAACCGGTTGATTGCTTCACGCTCCGCAATGTCACGAAGATAGGCCAAATCTTCTTCAGCAATATCCAAGGCATCAGCGGTGGCCGCTGTGTTGTTTGCAATATCGCCGGTGTTCCCGTAAATGCTATCAAGATCATTGCCAAGGTTGAAGGCATCCAAAGAATCAGCCCCCATAGAATCCAAGGCGGAAAAATCAAACATACCGGAAACCTTATCGGCCACACCATCACCCCAAGCGGCACCGGAAGCAAAGGCATCAGCGGCCCAACCATCTTGGAAGGTGTCAAAGGTAGACATTCCTTCATTGAAAGCATCGGCAACGCTTTTATATTCCTCAACATTCCCATAGGCTTCAGCGGACTTAGCCGCATATTCGCTTGCTTTGCTGGTGATCCCGGAATAGTCGAACTCAACGAAGGGCAATTTGTTCAGGGCTTCACAGATACCGGCCACAACTGTAAGGGCCGTAGAAAGAAGGTTATAAAACCACCCCTGAACATTGGAAATGACATTATGGAAGGCGGTTCCGATATTGGAAGCGCAAGCCCCCAAAGCGTTCCAGATACCCAAGGCGATATTCGCCACGGACAGGCCAAGGTTTTTGAAGAAGGAAATCACAACCATGATTCTGCCACAAATCACACCGAAGCCGCTATTTGCAATTCCGGTGAACTTGGCAACTGCCGCACACGCCGCATAGATAGCCGCAATGACGGCGATAATCAGAAGGATAATCCGTGTAAGGGGGCAAGCCAAAAGCGTCGCATTTAGGCCCTGTTGGGCCACCGTAGCGGTGAAAGTGGCTCCCGCTTCCATAGCGGTTGCCGCCGCATGAACAGCCTTGGCCGTTGCCTGAATACCCATAATGGCATTTGTCACCAGCGCCACGCCGTTATAAATCAGCATAGCGGCCACAATGCCCATTATGATAGGCTGAATCCAACTCCAATTATCAACAATCACCGAAGCAACAGAAATCAGAATATCCAACAGCGAAGAAGCCACATTTGCAACCCCCGCAAGCCCATTGATCAGGGCTGTGGTGACTTGCTGGAACTTGGTGCTGTTAGCAATCTGGTTGATCTTGGTCAGGATCGGGGCAAACATGGAAAGGGCCCGATTCTTCATCCCGGCCCAAATCTGCGCCCAAGTCTTGGGCATGGAATCGAACTTTGCGTTGGTTTCGTCCGCCATAGCAAACATGGCGTTCTTCACCACTTCAGCCGTTACCTTGCCTTCCTGTGCAACTGTCTTGATGGAACCTTCCGCAATGCCCATATATTTTTCAATGGCTCTTGCGATACCCGGCGCACCATCCAGAATGGAATTTAGTTCTTCACCACGAAGCGCACCCGCCGCCATTGCCTGTGTCAACTGGATCATGGCGTTGCTCTGCTCTTGGGCCGTAGCGCCGCCAATAACGAACTGCTTGTTCACCTGTTCCATGAAGGCAATGACCTGATCCATATTACCACCAAAGGCGTTACCAGCGTTCAGGCCAAGTTTCGCAACGGCGGAAGCGGTATCAAAGTAAACGGATCGGGAACGCTGGGCGGAAGCCATGATCTTCTGTTCCAAGGCTTCAACGGAACCGCCATCATCCACAAGCAAATTCAATCGGGCCTTGGTGCTTGCCAATTCATCCGAAATGTTCAGCACCTTATTGATCCCGGTAATGCCGCCAGCGGCAATGGCAACTTTCTTGATAATGGACAAAAGCCCATTGGCGGAATTGCTACCCCCACGGATGGAATTGTTGAACTTCTGCTGTTCGTTATTGGCGTTCCTGATATTTTCTTCAATGGTATCAAAGGCGGTTCCCGCTTTCGCCCATTCTTCACGGGCTTCCCGGATTGCCGCCGTGTCAACGGCTCTACCGGAAGCCTGTTGCATGGCTTCAAAGGTGTTCAGCACAACCCCCATTGCCTTGTGCATACTCTGAAGGGGGCTGGTAACACCATCATAAAGGGCAATAGCGGCCCGGATGTTTCCCACAGGGATCACCACCTTTCTTGGAGAATAGAAGCCGGGGCCTTAATGGTGGCGGCCCCGGCGCTGTTTTCGTTCAATTTCCTTCTGCTTCTTCTTTTCAGCTTCCACCCGAACATCAATGGCCGCAATGATGAAAGCCCGTTCACGGCGGGGCAAAGCATAAAAGGCGGAAGGTGTCAAATGAAGTTCGTGAAGGCAATAGTAAGCAATGTTCGCTTCACCATCACCTTCACAGATTAGTTTTTTGCTTCATCAACCTCATCCTGCATGGTGGTATCAAAACCACACACTTCCTGAATCTTGGTCAGGTATTCGGCATATTCGCCGGGGGTCAGCATGGTTTTCAGAAGGGCATCAGCGCCCATGACCTTGTAGCTGTCCTGAAGTTCCTTATCATTCAGATTGGGGAACACGGTACAAGCCACGGCCAGCTTGCCAAGGTAAAGATCATAGTCGGTTTCCTTCTGATACTGGTTCTTCTTGCCGGGAACCGGAACACGCTTGGCACAGGACTTCCGAAGGGCTTCATCCTCGGTGCCGGTGATGGTCTTGATCTCCCAAGGAATGGGGTTGCCATCCTCACCCAAGAAGCGTTTGGAAGCAACAAACTTGATGTTCTCAACGGGAACGGCGTTTTCAGCCAAAAAAGCGGACAGGCTCATTGTTTTTTTTTCCTCCTATATTTTGATACGAAAAAAGGCCCCGGCCCCTACCGAAGTAAGGCCGGGGCGCTCTGCTTACTGCATACCGGCCAAAAGGCTGAAGGTTTCGGGCATCTCGAAATCTTCAAAGGTGAAGTCCATATCTTCATCCAAGTATTCCGCATCAGCATCAAACTTGGCAAGCAAGCCGCCATCCATATTGCAATCCTTCAGGATCACGGTCTGACGGCCCACGGAAGAAGTGGGATCTTCATTTGTCACCTGAATGTCAAAATAGACATCCTCGCCGGTGTCCTTATAACGCTTCATCAGCTCACGGAAGATGGAAGTGTTATAGTGGAAGGTGGCGGAACCCGTACCATTCCAGCCGGTGGCCTTATTGCCCTTGCCGGTCTTGCCCAAAATGGGAACTTTCGTTTTGTTCTTCTCAAAGTTGGCTTTAAGGTTGATAGCCTGCATGAAGTTGTAACGGTTATCCCCGATGGTCACGAAACATTCAGCCAAGGAAGCGGAAACAGCATCCTTGGCGTTCATGATGGTTCTATCTGCCATGATGGTTGTACCTCCTTACTGAACATAGACGGTCATATAAAGCTGTTCCATAGCGTTCACGGGGGTCACATAATCAGTAACCACCACGGATTTCTTGGTATCGCCCTTTTCAACCGTCACATTTTCGCCGCTGAAGTTCTCAATGGCCCGAATATCCTGAAGTTCCGTGTGGTGCTTCACAATATCGTTCCAAAGGGAAATCCGGCCAGCGGCATCATTGGGAACCTTGCCAAGATACTTCTTGCCGAACAGAACGGCAATATCATTGGCGATCTGATCCAAAACTCGGATCGTCTGGTTGCTGGAAAAGTCGCTGGACTTTTCATCCGTGATGGAAATGAAGCTGTTAATGTCAGTCAGGACACACACCGCTTCATCCACACGATGGAACATGAAGGAACCTTCCTTGATACCGTTTTCAAGCTGGGTCTGCGTGAAATCGGTATCAACATCATATTCACCATCATAGGTCATGTTGGTGGCGCTCTTATTGACCGCCGTTCCGCCGATCACGCCCGTAACCCAAGGGATCAGGGCGGTGGAAGTCTTGTCAGAAGTCAGGCCGTTCTTGACGCTCACAACGCCTTCATAATCGGCCAGCTTGCGGAAAAGAACCACCTGAAACTTCTTGCCCACATCATCACGCATCCGCTTTGCGAAGGCCGCAAACAGGGCGGTGATGGTGGCCTTGCTCTCGGTGCAACCCATAGCGTTGAAGGTGTACGCTTCCGCCTGATCAAGATAGGTCTGATAGTCGGAATCGGCCACGGTGCCATTGGTGCCGCCCGTCAGGGGCAAGGAAGCGGTCAAAGAAAGGGTTCCGCTGGACTTCCAATCCACATAGGCATTGGCCTTCAGATCGGTGATAGCGGACACACCTTCCTGAAGATCAACCTGAACGGTTCCCAAGAAGGTTGCCACATCGAACAGCGGCTTCTGTTCTGTGGTGTTCTCATTCGCCGTGATAACGGTACGAAGATCATTACCACGGGTGCCGGGGTATTTGGCCGTTGCGTAGGTGTTAGCCGCCTTCACGCCGCTGGTGCCAAGGCGGAAGAAATGAACGGTTTTGGCGTGAAGGAAGATTTCACGCATAGGCTTCAGTTCATCCGCCGTGTACGCATAGCCGAAAATTTTCTGACTGTTCTTGATAAAGTCAGCCTGTTCCACCGTGAAAATCTTGCCTTCAGGCCCCCAATTCATAGCAAGGGGGATGGTGACAATGCCACGGTCAGAAAGGGTGGCGCTTGCCTGCGCCACAGAAATGATGTTGATATATGCACCGGGCAGAACCTTGTTCTGCACCAAGAAGGTGCCGCCGCCAAGGGCCATATTATTTCACCTTACCTTTCATAAAGTCATTGATCAGCCCATCAATCTGATCGAAGGTGTATTCCTTCCCATCTTCCAAAAGGACAGACAGAAGATCACGCCGGTCAGCGTAACGCCTGAAGGTCAACACCCGTTCTTTGGGGAATACCACCGGGGCCGTGATGGTCGGTTCCTGTGCGGTGGCGGCTTTCTTTCTGGTAGCCATTCAATCACCCTTTCTTTGGCTCCACAGTAGTTTCCAAGGTTTCCATTGCGGTTTCCTCGGTTTCTCTGCGAAGTGTCAAATTGTAGTTCACGAAGAAGTGAAGAACCCCGTCTTGCACTTCATAACTCATGGAAGTTCCGTGAAGCACATCCCCATTGGGAAGGGTGATGAACTCCAAACATTCCATCAAATCCCCGGCCATAGTGAACAATTCAGCGTTGTTTCTCCCGCTGGTTGGGAAATAGTGAACATCCAGCGGGTTCCGGTTCATGAATCGGTTCTTCTGCAACGGGGAAATGTCAGGCTTCAGGACAGCAATAAAAAAACAGGGTTCCTTGAAGCCCTGTTCCACATCATTCTGATAGATTTTGTACCCGGCTCCAAAGGTGGCGTTCAGCTTCATGGAAACGCCTTTGATAATTTCGTTGATCAACTGAACACCCCCTTCAAAGCGTCATACAACATATCATTCAGAATGGACGGGGCCAAGGTTTTCACTTCCTGTTCGGAAATCGTCAACATGAACCGCCCCTTCACCCAACTTGCCTTCAGGGTCTTTCCCAAGGCGGGAACATAGCGCCCCGGTGTTTGCCGGTGGCCGTATTCCACATAGGACGCATATTCCAAATTGTTGATGATGGTCACGGTGTACTGATCCCCATGTTTTTCAATGGGAAGGATCGTCCAAGCATCACGCAAGGAACCGCCACGATAACCGGGCCAATATTCTTCCTTGGCTTCATCCGTAGCATACGGCGGAACCACACCAACGGGGGTTCTTTTCTTCACCTTATTCAGAAGGATTTGGGCAATCTTCTTGGCGGCATCCCGGCAAAGCCGATCCATGTCAACTTCCGAAAGCTGTTGAAGGCGTTCATCCAGCTTCTTCAATTCCCGGTAATCACACCGGCCCCATCTTCCCATCAGGCCCACCCCCTGAAGGGTTCAAGCATGATTTCTTGATGGTTGGAAAACACGCCCGGTTCACCGGAACGGGCATAGGTGAAGGTTCGTTCCATATCATTTGGACGGGTTACAACGATCTTGCAACCTGCTGGAACCTTCACATCCGGGGAAAGGAACAGCTTCACCACCTGTTGGGCGGTTGCCACTTCATCCCCATTGGTTGAAGTTAATGTTTCAAAAGACAGCTTGCACGGCTGATCCTGAAGAAGCGGCTTTTCTTCAAAATCCGTCAGGTGGGTGACAGGATCGGTGACTTCCTCACGGATGAAGATAGAACACCGATCCTTCCACAACCGTTCCAAAGCGGTTCGCACGGCCTTATTTACCATACCAACCGCCTATAACGGTAGATTTCACCAATGCGCCCGTTGATCAGATAATCAATCAGGCTGTTCAACCTCTGTTCAGGGGTTGAACTACCTTCACCAAGGGCAAAGGTAATGTTGGTGTCACCTTCCTGAATGGATTTCACCGCCGCCGCATCCAGATCAAACCCTTCAAGCTGTCCAGAACACTTCTTCATGTTCAGGTATTCGCCCACGGCCATAGAAACGGCCAGACTTTCCAACCCTTCCGGGATTTCGGAAAGGTTGGAAAGGTTTTTGATCCGCCATTGAACATTGTTCAAGGCAATATCCAACAGCGGATCATCAGCGGCCCCCGCCACGCCAAGGGCCGTTAGCATTGCAACCGCTTTATCACGCAACGGGGTTCACCGCCTTTAGCCACGGGAAAGAATCCGGGCAATGGGAATGGCCTTGTGGTTGATGTAAGAACGCTGACTTGCGGTGCTTTCACCGGAATGAACCAGCGTCCAGTTGCCGCCGTTTTCCAGTTCAGCCGCCGTGGGGCTGGTGCTTGCCTGCGTTTTCTTCTCATAGGACAGGCCGAAGGGGGCGAAAACCTTACGCTGACGCATATACAGCAAATCCTCACCGCCGTTGGTCTTGGGGTCACGGGCCATTTCATAGGGAACCTTTACGCCGATGTCCTCATAAGAGAAGGCACTGTTACCCATAGCGTAGGTGGTGTACTGAACACCAGCAACCACATAATCATTGGCCGCAAGGGTCTTGGAACCGAAGTAGGGCGTGACCTTGGACAGAAGGATTTCGCCATCAGCGGGGGTGCCAGAAGCAACGATCTTCAAAGCGCCGGTGGTGTTGGCATCGGCATCGAAATAGCCTTCAGAAACGGGCATCTGATCAGTGACGATTACCAGCTTGCCGTTCCAAGTACCCAATTCCAAATCACGCTGAATACCGTCCTTGTCGGTGTACTTCAGGCGTTCGATCAGGTTCAGGTTTTCAAGGCCGGTGGAAACATCACTATGGCAGAAAACCAAAGTGAACTTCTTCTTGTTCGCACCGCAAGCCTTGTTTGCCGCCGTGTTCAGGGTGGTGGCGGTCATAGCACCGGAAACGGTGGTGGTGTGCTTCTCCACAAATTCCTTGTTCTTGGCATCGGTGGTGGACATGGCAAAAATGCCCTTCAGGATGGAAAGAATGGTGGCTTCATCCAGTTCATCCTTGTACTGTGCGACCTGTTCGCTGATATTCGCCATAAAATCAACGCCACCGGTCACATCATAGGAGAAATCACGCTCTTTCCACGCCTTGGCACGGCCAACCACCACAACGCCCTGTTCAAAGGTCTTGGTGGAAGTGGCGGTAATGTCGGTAGAACCGTCATAGTTCACCGCATCACCGTCAATCAGGCCACGCATGGCAAGACGGGCGTAAGCGGTGCCGTTCTGACCGCTGAACACTTCCTGAATGTCAGGGTTTGCGGCCAATGCACGGGATTTCTTGATTTCGTTCATGTTCAGGTTGGGAACACGGGCCACCATGTACTTGAACGCTTCAGCATTGAAACTCTTGGAATCAAACTTGTTGTTAGGCATAGTTCAAAACTTCCTTTCTAAAAATAAGATTTGTAGGGGTGTTGGTTAGTCCAACTTTGCATCCGGGTGGGCTTCCAAATACTGACACAGTTCATCATAGGTCATTTTGGAAGGATCATCACCGGCCGGGGGTGTATCACTCTTTTCACCGGGCTTGGCACCCTTGAACTTCTTATCAGGGGCCTTGGTGTCAAACAGAAAAGCCGTGTCCTGACCGTCCACCAGCTTCTTGATTTCGTCACTCAAGCCCTTCACCGTGCCATCATCGGCCAGTTCAGCCTTGGCAAGAAAATCAGCCATCAGCGCCTTAACAGCGGTGTTGTTCTTGGCCTTGGCTCCGGTCAATGCCATATCAACGGCGTTGCCGATCTTCAGCGCCTTCAGTTCGGCTTCATGGGCCTTCTTCTGGTTGGCGTTGTCGGTCTGAAGCTGTGTGATCTGATCCTGAAGCGCCTTGGTGTCACCTGTGGACTTCTTCAGCGTTTCAAGCTGGGTGTCACGCTCTTTGATCGTGTTCTTTGCGTTGGTCAGTTCGGTGTTGACCTCATTGAAGCGGCTTTTTGTAACGAAGGAACCGTTCAGGCCCTCCATGACCTTATTGGCCTGTTCCTCGGTCAAGCCCCATTCCAACAGATTTTCCTTTGTCATAGTGATAACCTCCAAATCCTTTTTTACCGTGGGTTAGGAACCACGATTTTATTTAGATTTCTGTTTACCGCCCACAAATCCAAAACGGCGATGGTATGAAAAAACCACCACCGGCCAGAAGGCCGGGGTGGTCAAATCATCAATATTGGGTTCAATCCCAATGCTGATCGGGTGTGAACTTTTCCAGAATGGCGTAATACTTGGGGATTTCTTCAGGCTTCTTGCCGTTTTTCAGGGCGGTCAGCACTTCAATTTTTTCATCAAGAAGGTTTTCGCTGTCCAGATCAAAGAAGCGATCCACCAGCACATCAGAAACTTCAGTAAGAAGTTGATGAACCTTCATCAGCTTTTTTTCTTGATCCACTTAACCACCCACTTTCTTCAACATTTCCTGAATAACTTCATCCAAGGCTTCCACCAATTCCGGTTTGTCCTTGCGTAGCATATCCACCAAATCAGGGCGGACAATCGCCAAGGCTCCATAGTTGGCAAGGGTTTCTTCAGAACGCTTCCCAACATTACGGTAATATTGGGAACCGTGGCCGTATCTCACAACACCGGCATCACGGGCAGAACCACCGGAAAGCGCATCATAAATATCTTCAAGGGAACTGATACCGCCACCCATAGCATTTCGGCATTGGTAATCAATCTGTTCGCTTGCTTCCCGTTTCAGCCTATTGAACTCTTTTTTGTAGTTCGCATAGGAAATAGCCTTTGCATAATATTGATCGTTCAGGGCGGAAGTGGCGGTTCTCAACTCTGCGTTGATTTCCGCCGCAATACGCTCACATTCCTTGTCGAAGGCTTCAAACAAAGCATCAATATCATCTGCAATATCGGTATTGGTTTTTTGAAAAAAGGCGCTCAACTTTGCATTGCTGGAACTGAACCAACCGGAATATTTGGCCGGGTCTGCCCGGTTGAACATATCCATCAGGTGCATTTCTTCATGAAGCGTTGTCACCACTTGCCCGGTCAAATCATCACCGGCCAACTTTGGAATAATCAATTCAGCTTCCGCAAGCTGATCATTCCGGGTGTAATAGCGATAATTGACCGCATGATTTTTTCCGTGGGAAACCTTCATGGGGATTCCATTGGCCCTAATATTCTCCATATCGCCCATCTTTGCATAAAGGGCCACCACATCAGGATCAGCATTTTCACACCCGTTGACATACTCCATCAAGGTTTTGGTGTTCTTCAGTTCCTTCTTATCGGTCAGATATTCCGGGAACATTTCAGGCTTCAGGGTTTCCAACGCCCGTTTTGCCTTAATTATAGCGGCCCCGGTTGCAACGGTCAAGCCAGCCTTGGAACCATTGTTCACGAAGGTCTGAACCCAATCAGCATATTTCATGTTGGCGGGAACATAGTACACATCCCCATCAGCGTTCCGGGCGGCTCTCTCACCGGCATACTTGGGATCAATGGCCGGGGCCGTGGTTCCTCGACAGTTAGGGTGGAAGGGCGGAACGGTCACGCCGGGTTCATATTGGGAAATGGGGATCACCTTACCATCAAGCCCACCACAAATGGAACAGGTATTGGAATCCAGCGTTTCAATGATTTCCACCATTTCAACATCCAAATCCTTGTAACATTCCTTAGTTGCAACGGCATTGAAATAGGTGGTTTCGGTGTTGACCAATCGCCCCGCCTTATACCGATGAACCCCGAACTGCTTCTGAATGGCCGTGGTAATCTTGGACGGGGAATCACCCCGAAGAAGCCCTTGCGTCAGGCTCTTACTGACCGAACCCACCAAATCATTCTTGTTCAGCCAACAGCGATCCCGGAAGGTTCGCCCGTCCGTTGTCCAAGGCTTTGAAAGCAAGGTTTCAAGTTTCTTCTGATCCAGCCCGGTAATATCCCAACCAAGGCCCACGCCCTTCTGAACCTCAAAGGCTGTGTGGGTGTAGCCGTTGCCCACAACCTTCTTCAACAGGGCATCCAGACTATCAACCTGATTGCCGTACAGCAATTCAAGCTGTTGCTGAATACCTGTCTGAACAGCTTCAAGACGGGAAATGTGGAACCGGGCGGACGCATTTTCCAGCTTCTTCAGCCATGCCGCATCCAACCCGGCCTGTTCACCGATCTTGATATACTGTTCAACGCTCCAATGAAATTCTTCAAGCTGTCCAGCGGTCAGCCATTTCCGGGCATCGGTCAGGCTGATTTGGTTGTTCACCGCAAAACGGGCATACCAGCTTTCAATTTCCTTCTGAACGGAACGCTGTGCATCCAGATACAGTTCTTCCATGCCCTGAATAGTCTTTTGGGCTTCTCTGTGGGCGCTGTCCTCCAAGATGGAAAACCGCCCACGCCAATAATCCGCATTTCTCATGGGCCGTTCCTCCAATCCTGAAAAATGGTGCTGAAGGTGGGATTTGAACCCACACGCCTTGCGGCAACGGATTTTGAATCCGCCGTGTCTGCCTATTCCATCCACTTCAGCAAATAAGACTTCCCCATCAGGGCTGAAGGCCCCGCAAGCATTTTCAGCCAAGTCCAACAGGGAAGCATGGTAGCCCGTGCCGGGATCGAACCGGCGTTACCGCCGTGAAAGGGCGGTGTCTTAACCACTTGACTAACGGGCCATGATGGGCCGGGGAAGGGAATTTCACCCTTTGGCGGGTAGGAGTAATAGCACCCCGCCACACTCAATGTCTGCCCCGGCATATATTGTGAAACGGCGGGGGTTATTCACCCTCGCCATCGTCACCTTTGTTCTGGTTGCCGGTCTGGAAGGCACCGGCGTATTCCTGTGCTTGTTCCATTGCTTCTTCCTTTTCCTTCTGCAACCGGGCCATTTCCGCTTCAACATCAGTAACCCACGGGTGCTGTTCCACAATGGTTTCATTGGAAAGAATACCAACGGACTTGGAACAGTTTTCAATGGATTCAGATTCATTGATCAGAATATCCCGGTTGAACACAATCGCCACATCATCCGTGAAATCTCCAACGCCGGTGTTACTGAAGTGGTTATTGATGAACCACAACAGTTCTTCAAAGGCCGCTTGGAACTCGGTTTCCATGCCGTTTGCGTCAAGGTCAATGTCAGAATACATAGATTGAATGTTCATCTGATTGGGGTTGCCGCCCAAACGATCATCCTTGGCATCGTAGCCACGGGCATTTTCAATCAGGGCTTTCTTGAACACATCCAAAATGGCCTTGTAGTTCTCGGAATTAACTTCCACCGTCAGAGTAGTAACATCACCATCGTCACGAACCTTCACGGCTCCGAAGGTGGCAAGATTGCGGCGAAACTCACCAAGATTTTCACCATCGTAATTCTTCAGGATCAAGATGGTGTTCCGTGCGTCCTCTTGCATATTGTTTTCAAAGTCGGAAATCATGGTGTTGATTCCGTCCTGAAGGGTTTTCACACGGCGGATCAGGGGGATTTCCTGTTTGTTATACTTGAAGGGAACCAGCGGAATCCGTTCCCAATTCAGTTCGGTGGTTTCCTTGCCTTCTTCCTCAATGGTGAAGTAGTTTTCATGTTCCCCGGCTTCCACATCAGGCTTTAGATCAGTTCCATCATAGATATACCGATAAAGGCCATCAGCCTTGAACAGTTCAACCCGTTCAATGGTTTTCTTGGTATATCCATCCCACACTTCCTGCGGGTAAAGACGGATAGCAGAATCAAGGATGGTGTGATCATCGTCAGCCCAAAACGGAAGAACTTCATAGGCCGGGAAATGTTTGAAGGCCAGATTGCCCTTTTTGTCATAGAATGGGAACAACCAGCCAAGGCCACCATTCAGGGCATCTTCACAAACATACTTCAGAAGCCGGTGGAACCGTTTATTGAACACATCGTTCAAAGCGTCCGCATAGGCTTTGTTCTGACAGTTCACCGTGAAGGGCTTGCCCACAAGGTAGTTGGTTTTCTGATCCACCATCAGGGCATATTGGTTATCAATCAGGCGGTTGTTCGGAAGATTGTCCACTTCCTGAAGTTTGCCATCAGCACCAATGATTGTGCGCTTCCGGTTCAGAATGTCATGACGGCCTTCATAGTAGTCAGCGCCTTTAATCTGATCCATGCGCTTCAGGCTGTTCTTCCATTCACGGATTTCAGCGGCGTAAAACTGAAGTTCAGTCATGCCGTTTCGCCCACCCTGAAGGATCAGGCGGTTGATACGCTCCATAGCGTTATCCAGAAACATATTCAATCACCCTTTCCTTTCACCATCGGGGGGGGCAAAACCCACCGGCCTGTTTCGGGTTTTCTCTAAAACCAAAGACTGATTGGGAAGTTCCACTTCAATCTTCAAGGTTTTATATGGAAGGCGTTCAGCCCATTGTTCAATCTTGTTCAGAATATACTTCTGTTCAAACACGGGCTTTCACCGCCTTTCTTCATTGCTTAATAAACGCAAACACACGGAAACCGTGCGTTTTTCGTGTGTTTTGTTACTATCATGTTATTAGTCGAAGCTGAAGGCGGGGCCAACCAACATATCTTCCAGCCCGTAACGCATAGCGTCCATAAGGTGGTTGAAATCATCAATGGGAACATTGATCTTGGCCCCGAACTTATCTTCTGCCCATGTGTAGTTTGAAATCTCTGTGATGAAGTTCACGCATCGGGGATGAACAATGATGGTGTAACCCTGAATGTACTGAATTCCGTTGTTCACGCTGTCCTTGCCCTTCCGGGCGGCTCTGATACGATGAAGGCCAGCATCCCGCAATTCATCAATGCTCTTGGGTTCTGCACAATCGGCCTTGATCCGTTCCTTACCGTAGCCCATGCCGGTGATCCGGTCACAGATTGCCCGGTTCGTCAGGGCCTTTTCATACAGTTCATCAAACACCCAAATGATTCTTTCCTTCTCACTCACCAGCCCACAGAACAGGGCCGTGGGATCGTTGGTATAACCGAAGTCAAGGCCGAAGGCGCTTTTCACATCAGGCTTCTTGGAAATAGCCAGATAATCAAAGGCTTCTTCCCGCCAATTATCGAAAATCAGGCCATCCACAATGCCCCAACCCCCAAGGCCAGCCACCTTGTAGCGGCGGGGGTTGTTTTCCTTCATGGTGTTGAACACCTTCAAATCCGCCGTGTCCAGCCATTCATTACACAGGTAATTAGTGGTTGTGGCGTAAATCTGCCCGTCCGGGCTGATCCAGCTATCATGGAACTTGTATGTGGGGTTCCCTTGGGCATCCTTGCCGGTGATCTCCCCGAAGAAGCGTTTCCTGATCCAATGCTTTTCGTTCCACGGGTTGAATGTCAGCGTGATTTGCTTGAACAGGCCGGTTTCTTCCGGGATAGCACCACGAATGGATTCATCCAGCATATCAAAATCAGCTTCATTCATGATTTCGTATGCTTCTTCAATCCAGCACCAGCACAGATAGCCAATTTCAACCGTAATTGAAGTGACCTTCAGGGGATCATCAAGGCCCCGAAAGTAAATCTTCTGACCGGTGGGAAGGTAGGTCATTTCAAGGGGGCTTTCCTTGATTTCCCAATAGGCTGAAACCCCAAGGCGGTTGATTGCCCATTTCAGTTCAGTGAAACAGGAATCTTTCAAGGTTCTGAACACCTTGCGAACCACAAGGGTATTGGCTTCCGGGTATTGCATCATCCGTTTGATGATGTTCAGGGCCGTTGTCTTGGATTTCTTGGAAGCACGGCTTCCCTTACACACCCGGTAACGGCCCTTGAAGTTCCAGAAGGTTCCGTAACCCTTGCCAACCACTTCAGGAAGGTGAACCCGCTTGGCCTGTGGGCTAATCTTCAAGTTGATCATCCCCCGTGATAATCACCGGAACGGCCCCTTCCACACCTACCTTGTCCGTGAACATACCATAACGCTTGCCAATCAGTTCAGCGGCCTTCAGCCTTTCCTTGGCTCCAACCTCTTTCTGCGTCAACTCTTGGCAACCGTCACCGCACAGGATTGGGATTTCTTCAGTATGTTCACCCCGCATTACCGAAGTCAGGTATTTCATGACTTCTTCAGCATCAGCGATCTTGGCCGAATGAAGTTTTTCAAGTTCGGTTTCGATGTACGCTTTCAAGTCAGGTTTTGCAAGGTTTTCAGAACCCGTCTGCTTTGCGGTCTTGGGCGAATACCCCGCCTTGATTGCCGCATCCGTAGCATTGCCGCTGATCAGGTATTCATCACAGAACTTCCGCTGTCTTGGTGTCACAGGTATTCACCCCTTTCATCAGGCATAGAAAAAGCGCCCCGGTTTCCCGTAGGCGCAATTTCTTATTTACTATTCTACCGATTCTTTACTCTGTTTGGAACCGGTGGCACTCTGGTTTTCTCGGTTGTTTAGAAAGTCGCTGTTTGCCTTGGCAAAAGCAAGTAAACCCTTTCCGTGAAGTTCAAAAACCCATTGCATAGAATAATTCAGTTCTTCAGAAATATCTTCCCATTTTTTCAACTGAATATAGCGCCCGATCAGAATATTTTGCTGATCAAGGTCAGGAATCCGGTTGATCATGGTGAACGCTTCCTGTTTCATGCTCACAAGTTCATCAATCCGGGCATTGATCTTGGCTTCAAGATCAATAATCTTGGTAATGGTTTCTTCAAGGGTATTCTTGGGGCCTGAAGTCTGAACCTTGTCCTGTTTCAGTTGGCTTCCGGTAGAAGTCAAGCTGGAACGCAAGGTTGCAATGGTACTATCAAGCCGATGGATCAAACGATCCGTTTTCCTGATTTGGGCAAAGTATTCTTTAGCCTGTTGGGAAAGGTCTTTGTCATTCACTATGTAACACATCCTTTCTGGAATAAATGTTGAAGGGCATCAAGCGCCGATATTTCAAGGGTTTTCGGAAAATCCTTCAACATTCAAGATCAGAAACGCCTTCTTCACTATTATTACATTCTTCATATACTATATATTTTTTCTTCTAAATAATTGAAGTAATCTGTTGAATGTTGAATGTTGAAGGATTTCACAGAAAATCAAGGTATTGCAAGGGGTTCAGGGCCTTCAACATCATTCCACATATATTGAAGGCCGCTGTTCCAACCCCTACTGAAGAAAAACGGGAAGCACCGGAACCCCACAATCAGAATCCTTTTTGTTGGCGAAATATCCTTCACCAGTGGGAAGGGGTTTATAGCCACCATCGGGGATTTTGACAATTCCAGAAACATCCATAGCCGTTCCACCGCAACGGCACATGATACAAAATGGCGAAGGCTTGTGATTCTTACCAAATTCTTCAATGCCCTTTTCCAAGAACATCCACCATGACCGTCCGCATTTATCACAGCGGTATTTCATGGCCCCATGAACCAAAACTTCTTTTTTCATCGGTATTCCCTCCCGGTCTTACGGTCTTTGATTTCAATGCGGTTCAGAAGTTCAAACCCCGCCAAACGGGTGATGTACTTCAGGACGAAGATCAGGGTGTTCACCCGCTTCTGCTGTTCATCCTCGTCACGGATGATATTCTTTGTGCCGTGGTAGGCTGTCGGATCGTGATACCCTTCAGCATTTTCCCAAGGTTTAGGCATCGGTTTTCCCTCCTTCTTCTCTGTACCATTCTTCAATGTCACACCCAATGTCCTTCAGCTTTTTACGGGCCAACCACCCATCATCGGCTTGTTCCATCAGGTAATGTTCCCGTAGCTTCAAGGTTTCGGCATAGAACAGCTTCCACGCCAGATTCAGGCGCTTTGGGCCAAAGCCAAATTGAGTGTGAAGCATCCACAGGATGGATGATTCTTTGTCCATGTCAAAGGCCCGATCATTTTCCACAATCTGTTTCTTGATTTCCTGATCCAAGGCCCGTTCTTCAGCTTTGTTGAACTGAACGGCGAAGATTTTACCACCGGACTTCTTAAACATCGGCATGGTATTCACTCCAAATATCATCGAAGCACACCGGAATCAGGGCGTGAACCTTGTCCAACAGGATCAGGGCCACTTCCCGCATCTGCGGGTGTGCGGCGGGTGAACAGCGCAACTTCAGGAAATGCCGCCATTCCCGAATGTTGGCAGTCATAACCACTTCCGTTTTCAGGCTGTTGGGCAAAACCGAACGGGCTTCTTGCGGTGTGCATCCTTCCGCCAGCATATCAAAATAGCGAATTTCCACCCCTTCACAGGCATCCCGCCAATAGTCATAGGCTCTGGAACCGGGTTCAAGGAAGCAAGGTTCAATCACCGTGATTTCCTCACCGAACTTGCCCTTGCCGTAATTACAATAGCGGGTAGATTCCTGACAGTAAGAAGCCATCCGGTGGCGGACGATCTCATGAGAAACCCCACGATCACAAATGAACTTCACCGTAAAGGAACAATGTTCCAGAACTGCTTCATGCCCACGCTTGATGATCCCGGCAACGAACTTTTCAGCGGAACCTTCCGTGATCTTATCCTCGGACTTGTAGCAGACACGGCCACATTGTTCCAGCCGCTTCAGAATAGTGGCCCCATCAATCGGGGTGATGAACTGCACATCAGGCTTGATAATTTTCATTTTCTTCAACCTCCCAATTCATTCCGGTGCTGTGACCGGTAAGGATCGAACCCTTCAGGGTAACGCTGTTCCAGCTTTTTCAAGTTTTCTTCCATGACCGTATCAAGGTCAGAACCGATGGCATCACATAAAACGGCCAAATACCAAGCCACATCACCAAGTTCTTCAATCATGTGGCGCTTGTCCAGTTCATGGCCGTGGAAGAAATGTTTCTTCACCTGTTCGGCCACTTCACCGGCTTCACCGCAAAGGCCCAAGGCACATTCCAGCTTCAGCCGATCCATGTTGGAACGGTCAGCGGTTCGCAAGGAATCCCGCATATAACGGTTAGCGTTCATCGGCGTGTTCCTCCGCTTTCAGATCGTCCAGTTCAAGAACCGTCATAATGGCGTAATTGGCAAGGTCAATCAGGGTATCACGGATAGATTCATCCTTGACTTCCTGAACCTCGGATTTGGTCAGGCTCTTGAACCGGGCCAGCTTATCCCCAAGTCTGATCCGGGGCATTGCCATTCCTTCTTCCGTGAAGGTCTGGTGAAAGCTGTCACCATAGTCATGATTTTTTCGTGCGTACAAGGCATTGATTTCCTTGCAAATATCGGAATGGCGTTCCGTTTTGGTTTTAGGTAACATTGAAATCATCCTTTCTTTCAGTTGAACCATTTGATCACCGGATCACCGGTGAAGCCCTTTTCCCACACATACCACGCATAGGCAATGGCGCTTTCCGGTTTCCCGGTCATATCACCGTTTTTATAACAGGCCAGCCGGGAACGGCTGATATAAACTTTTCGGGGGGGGTATGCCTGAAGAACTCACCCCGTTTTTGCCCCTCCAAGAACTGAACCTTCAGGAACATAGCCACTTTCCCACCGGGGCGGACGCTTTCAAGCGCCCTTTGAACAAATTCAAGCCCCATTGAATATGGCGGGTTTGTGATTATATCGCCTTCAAAATCGTCCAGCGTTTCCTTCAGGAAATCCAACGGTTCAGGATCACCGAAGCCCCGGTAAATCAGATCAGTTGAAATGACTTCATAACCGTGGGCCTGAAGCACCTTGGAAATATGGCCTTCCCCACAGGCCGGTTCCCAAATGACCGGGGAAAACTGTTCCAGTTCCAGAAGCATTTCCACGGCCCTTGGATCGGTGGCGTAGTAATCAAATGCTTCTCGTTCTTCAGGAACATGGTTGGAACTGCCCAAAGTGGTGAACACCTTCTTAGAACCACTCATTCTGCGCCGCCTTCCATTTTCTTTTGAAATTCTCTATATTGCCGGGTGTATTCATAGGATTTTCCAAACACATGAATAGCGGCTCTATAAAGATTTGGTTCAAATTGTTCAGCAACGGCAAGTTCTCTTTCAAAAAACTTTCCAAATGGGCAACAAGCGCAACCTGTCCGATCAAGTCCATATTTGCAATAACAGTCAGAATGAACGATCCCAAACGCTTCTTCATACGCCTTTTTATCGTCCTTTTTGAACCAAAAGATGGGTCTAAACTGATCCGCTTCACCGCAAATTTCATCAAAACATGACTTGTATGCGGTTGATCTGATTCCGCCTTCTGCCTTTCGTACCCCTTGAATAGAAAGATCGGGATTTATGATTTTTTCCACCATCTTTGCCGTTCCCTTTTTAGCTCCATCACAGCACCCCGACGATATAGGGAAATCCGGTGGATTTGCAATCATAAATTCCTTTAACCACTTCCGGTTTGAAATGTTCAATTTGGACTTTTCGCCCCATTGGTTACACCACCACCGCAAGGCAGATTTACAACGGGGGTATTCCGCATATAGTTCTTCAAATGGCTTATCTTCCCACTTAAACCCGTGTTTCTGAAGGCGTTGAATATTATTGCTAATCTTTTTGCTTAAAAAGGGAACCCCATATTTTTTAACGCCAAGGGGAACCGGAATTTTAGCCCGATAGCGTTCAATCGTAATTCCATACTTCTGTTCCAAATACTCCAAGTGGTGTTTTGTAGCGGCAAATTCAAGACCGGTGTCAAAAAACGCATAATGAACTTCACTTAATGGGTAGCCGATCCGTTCCACCAGATCAAGGACAATATCGGAATCCGCTCCACCACTTACGCTGACCATGATTTTCGGATACATGGTGAAGGGATGAACTTCAGACTTCCCACCGCCATATCCATGAATTTTCCCCCACGCCTTCACAAACGCATTGCACATTTCAAAGGTCATGTTTTCCTTGGGAACGCTTTCCAACAGTTCCGTCATACTATCAAAAATCTGAATCATTCCGCATCCTCACTTTCTACAAATACCCGGCATTTCCCAAGGCGGCTGATCCACTTATCCACGATCACCAACCCACAACGCTTGGTGATTTGTCTGGAAAACTCGATGTTGGAAAGGGCTTGGAAGTTGTTTGAAATGCAATATTCCTTATACTTCCGGTAAACCGTCTTGGTAGGCTCATTCACAATGGAATCCAGCCCAATTTCTTTGATGAACCCAATGATGGGGTTGTTGTTTTCCTCGTATTCGTCCAACTGCCCCTGAACTCTGGTGGAAGTGGTGAACTGTGCATTGCCAAGAACCCGCTTCAATCCCTGAAGGCCAAGCAAGGCCAGATATTCCATAGAACCCTGTTCACACAGTTCATCCTTGATGAATGGGCGGAAGTCAGCATCATTGGGGGTGAACTTGGCATCGAAGGGAACAATTACCAAACGCCGCTGAACGGCTCCGGTTTTATCCTTGATACGGGGAATGTTGTTGGCGCTGAACAGGAACTTGGAATAATTGTTGAACTCAAAGGGATCTTGGCCTTTGCGCTCCACATTCACCCGATCACCCGTGACCAGCTTCTTGAACACGGAAGCATTGGCAATAAATTCATCACCAATATCATCACCGATGTTCGCCAGCTTGCCGAACAGTTCAGCGGTTTTGAACCTATCGCCCAATTCCTTCAGGTCAAGGGAAGCAATGTTCTGATCCCCAAGAAGGTTCTTCACCACATGAAGGAAGGTGGATTTGCCGTTGCTCTTATCGCCAATCAGGATGAAGGCTTTGCCAAGTTCGTTGCGGCGGTACATACAATAGCCCACCATTTCTTCCAGCAAAGCCCGAACTTCAGGATCATCACAGGCCAGCCGGTTCAGGGTATGATCCAACAGATCATCATGGGCGGCGGGGTTGTACGGCCACGGGATTTTGTTTGTAATGACCACATCCGGGGTGAACTCTTTGAAGGAACCATCCCGGATATTGTAAAGGCCGTTGCTGAAAGCAATGATATTCGGGTTGGTGGCCTTGGTGTTTTCCTCAATCATGATTTCCAGATAGGACAGGACTTCCGAACGCCACGCCCGTTTCAGGTTGCTGATCAGCTTGATCATGGCCCCTTCAATCTCACCGGCCCCGGAAACATAGATACCATCCTTGTAAATGTGAAGCTGGTTGTTGATCTTCACGATATGGTTGTTGTTCTTCAGGTAGGTGGCGAACTTATCAAACAGGAAGGTTTTATCTCGGAAGAAGGATGTTTTCTTGAAGGCATCATCCCGAAGAATCACATCAAGTTCCTTGTCGGAAAGGGGCTTCTTCAGCACATAACGGTTAATCAGCCTGATACATTCACGGGCTTCTTCCTTGGTGAAATCGTCACTCTGAAGGGTCAGAATGTAGTTGAACAGGGTTTGGTTCCGCCCATCACCTTCCCCAAGGTTCGGGAAATCATAGTTGCTTTTCACTGGGGTCAGCCACTTGGGAAGTTCCTGAATCTCCCCTTCAGGGAAGTCATACAGAATGGGCCGTTCCACGCCACCGGACTTCAAGATTTCATAGCTGTTATTGGCTCCAACCTTTCCATCCGTGGTGATACCCACGGCCAAGGTGCATTTCGTCCAGCTTTTTTTAACACCACAGTTCTTGAACAAGAAGTGTTTTCCCCGTGTGGTGGCGTACACTCTGCACTTCAGTTCTAAATCCTGAACAATTCTGAACAAAAGTTCAGATGTTTCCGCATCGTCCACATCAATCAGGATGGTTTCTTCTCCAAGAATACCGGCGTATTCATCAAGGTCTTGGACTTCAGAACGGGTTTTCAGTTTTTCAACGCCTTTGAACTTTTCAAGGCATTGTTTGTTTCTGGTAGGCACATAGCCCCTAAACAGTTCCATGCTTCAACGCCCCCCCCCCTCTTCTCGGTCAACTCCATAGTCTTTTAGGCGCTTCCACGCCAACTGAATGTAATATTGCCTATCCAGTTCAGCGGGGACGGGAAGGGAAGATATATCGTCATTGATAATGAAGCAATGCTCCGGTGTATTTCCGAACTTTTCAGGGTTCTTTTTTCTTCCGTTTACCACTTTTCCAGATACTTTGAACAAGCCACCCTTAGAATGGTCTTTGGACGCAAACACCCGAAAGGTTTTATCAGTCTGAACTTCACCGCCACTGAATCGCTTTACAGACTTTGAACGGCCCTTTGCATCCCTGACTTTTTCCATAGTGATTACCGGGGAATAAAGCGCACATTCATACTTGCTTGACACCTTCACCACCTTCTGAAAATCTCGAAGGGAATCACAGGCCCCAATGGTTTCTTCTGGTGATTTGCCGTGAACGAAATATTCACCAATAGCCCGGTTTACAATGGGAAGGTCATAATCCAAATCGGACAGCTTCTTGACATAAGCGCCCTTGGCTTTAATGGCCCCGGTTTCCCGGTCAATCAGAAAATAATTGTTTACATCCTTCTGAAAAATGTCCCCAATGAAAGTATCAAAGTCCATTTTCATTCCGGTTCTCTGTTCCCATTCCCAAACCACATCATCAATCTTTTCAAAATCCCGATCATAATCCGCAAGCTGGACAATGATACCATCCGTGTTGTTCTGAACAAGTTTGCAATAAGGTTCAAGGTGTTCAACTAAATCCAGAAGCAAAAGCTGACCATTGATACAAATGGTGTTGTTGCTCATTGGATCATACAAGGCGGATTGTGGTTGTTTCATCTGCCCTGAAATGGCGTTGTCCATGATTTTGAACGGTTGACGGGCTTTTTTATCCCCCTTGCGTTTGAACTCAATGTTGCTGTCATGGATGAACTCAAAATTTTCAGGATGGTTCATCACCCGATAACCAATTTTGAATTGTTTCTGCAAGGACGGGTAATAGGCAGTAACATCAATCACCAGAAAAATTCCATGCCCATGATATTGGGGAATGGCTCCATGTCCACCGCCCCAAGCGAAGGTATGTGGAACACCGGCAACGGTTATATTATCTTGGGCCTTCCCATAATTGTGATTGATGGGGTTTTTGTACCAGTCAGCCACAAAGCGATATTTTTTCAGCCGCAAGCAATCCAGAATTGGAAAATCAAATTCATCATCAAAAGATTTCCCTTTCCCGTTCCCACCCAAGATTTCTGCGGCAAGCTGGGCTTTTGTTTTTCCAATAGAACCCGTTCCAAGCTGGAAGTGGTTCACAAAAAACATTGTGGTATTAAATTCCTCAATGCTCCGAATCCAAACTTCAACGGTTTCACTCACATCATGGCGGCAATATTTGACCGTTTCGGCCAACTCTGCTTCAGTCAAAGGCCGGTCAATGTCGAAGGGAACAGAAGTTTCTTTAATGGAATGGCCCATGAACGCTTCCAGCGCCTTCAGGCTGATTGGTGGGTTCGGCATCACATCATAATTGATCAGCGGGTATTCCCTGAACAGACTTGAATATCTGTAACCGGGTTTATCTTCTACAATGATCCAATCATTCACAGACTTTGGATCAAGCCCACACAGAATGGCCTTCAAGATGAATTGGTCATAGTGGCGGCTATTGTACCCGGCCCAAATGGTTCCTTTGTGTTCCTCATAGAAACGCTTCAGCCTGTCGGGATCGTTGATAATCACGGTTTCTTTTCGGGCGTTCAGGTCGATCAGGACAACAAGCCAGTCATACCGGAAAACCTCAAAATCATAGAAGATCATCAAGTCACATCCTTTCAGCTTTCGTGAAATCGGTCAGCGTTTCCGCCTTATCAGCCCCGCCACGGGAAGGCTTTCACTTGGGGCCACTCCGGGGCTTTCGCCCCGGCTTGAAAGTGAACTTTCAAAAATGGTTCGTGTCCTAAAAGACACTTCCATTGTAAAAAATTTTGGGTCAGTTTTCAACCTCGAAAATTTCTTCGACGGTGATGGAATTGAAGCGGGAATCATCGTAGTCCACCGCATATTCCAAGTTTCCATCAATGGCTTCCGCCACATCAAGAACAAGCTGGGAAAACTGCTTGTAGCTGGTGAAGCTGACAGGAACACCGGAATCCAGCTTTTCAAGGAAGCCCATAGCGGAAGCGATCATGTTCTTGTCGTTCTTGGTGCCGTAAAGGACACGGTTCATGAAAAGGCGCTGGTTCTTGAACTCACCGGACAGGATTTTGAAGGACACGGCCAGCATGGGGCGGTTGGGATCGGCCTTGGTGCCTTTGATCTCCATGCTTTCCAGCTTCACTTCATACTTGCCAGCGGGAATGGTGGGGAAATCACCGCCGCCGTTCTTCTTGGCATCCTCCACATCAGCCTGAAGGCCCTTCAGATCAACAGAACGATCAATCTTGTCAAAATCAATAGCCATAGTTTTTTACCTCCAAAAATGTTGTTTTTATATTTGGTTGGAAAGAATTTTTCCAATTTCCCTGATTGCATGGGCGATCTTTTCACGGTTTATCCGCTTTTCTTGAAGAACACCCGTGATAACTGCGGCTTCCGTCTGAATGTCCTGAAAGGCTCTGTGATTGCTTTCAAGGTCAGCTTCATAGGAAGCAAGGTCTGTGTTCTCACCAGCCTTGGCCGATCTGACTTCTTCATCAGCTTTTTCAGCGTATTCCCGGAAATACTTGGCCGCTTCATAACCCATGTATTTTTCAACCAGATATTCAAAATCACGGGCCTTGAAGATGGTTTCAGGCTTCCCGGCAATCATCAGCACATCAGCCATTATTCTTCACGCTTCTTCCGGGTACGGCGGGGCGGGTTGGCATCCGTCTTGGGTGCGGGTTCCTCTGCCTGTGCCTTGGGGCGATCCCACAGGGGGCAACCATCGGGGCCGCCTTCCTTATGGCAACGGTGGCCAGCGTCAATGGACGGGCAAAGCGGGATTTCCGGGTTCTGATCGTGCTGTCTGAAAATGCGCTCACCGTCCGGGCATTTGGGAAGATTATCCCAAGGCGGGGTGTCACCGGTGGCCGGTTCAGCAACGGAAACAGAATCATCCTGTTCACCGCCGCCCGGTGTCCAAGTTCCATCAGGATCACCACAAGCCGCCTTTGCCGCATCTTCAGCCGGGTCATAGTTGTCAGCCGGGGGCGGGGTTTCGGCCTTGGCCTTTCTGCCCCTTCTGCTGGGCGCTGTGGTGGCCGTGTCGGTGGTTTCGGGTGCGGGGGTGGCCGGGGTATTGCCGCCACGCTTCACGGCTCCTGCGGCCTTCTGGTTGGCTTCCTCGTAGACTTCACAGAAAGCGTCATAGGTCAGCGGGATTTCCTTATCACGGACAGTCAAACGGCCACCGCCGAAGATCACTTCAGAAGTCTTGAAAGACAGCACCCGTTCATCATCGTCCGCCACGATACGGGCCACCAGATCAACCATACCGGCCACCTTGTTTGCCACCTTATCCTGAAGGTTCGGCTTGATGGAACTGATCTTATCGCCGCCCTTGCGGGTCAGGTCACGGCTTCTGTCCTCATGGCTGATCAGGATGATGTTTTCATAGTCCAGATTCACAAGCCGCTTCAGGGTGTTCAGGAACTCGCTTCTGACCATATCCCACGCACGGAAGGAATCATCAGATTCATGCTTCCAGCCCTGACGGTCACAGATGTAAACCCGGCACGATTCATAAACATCTTCCAGAAGGTCAACCACGATGGTTCGGAAATCGTTCTGTTTCTTTTCCAGTTCGGCCACGGCATCCATGAACACTTCATAGGCCAACTTGCGCTTGGTGATACGGCCTTCCACCGTAACGGTGTCACGAATGGCGATATAGGGGGCATCCACAAACTTGATGTTGCCATCCGTGTTCAACATCAGGGGATCGGGGAACTGATTGGCAAAGAAGGTTTTGCCGCTGAAGGGTGCGCCGTAAAGCCACACAACCTTCTTCTTGGTGGCGTTCAGATCACGGCGTTCATTCTTGGGAAGTAACATATAATCCCATCCTTTCTGACAATATTCTTCATACTCACACCATCCACAAAAATGGTTTGGGTTCTTGGGAAAGTCTGTGGCTTCAACCATGTGCTTCACATCGGTCAGGAAGTCCACAATCTTCATGGGGTTGTACTGAACCGGCATCAGCGTTGGTTCAGAATCTTTCAAGGCCGCTTGCAAGCGGTCACGGAATTGGGAAAGGGTTTCGGTGCTTTTCTGCCTGATCTTGGGCTTGGGAACAATCAGGAAATACATATTTCTGATCCGGTGGCCGGGATGGGTCAGTTCATACCAATACTTGTATTCGTGAAGCTGACCGGAAACGGCGTAGTTCTTGGCGTTGTTGGAATACTTGAAATCGTACAGATCAAACGCTTCAAATTCATTCAAATCTTCACCAGTGATCAGGCCATCCAGCTTCAGGCCCTTCCCCACGGGAACCAGATAATCCATAAAGCCGATGAAATCAGCGTTCCCGATTGGAAGTTCAAAGGTTCCGCCCGGTGGCAACATGGCCTTTGCCTTGGGGATCATTGCTTCCAGCTTCATCATTTCATGAATGTGATCATCCGTCAGAACCGGGAAGCTGTTCTTGTAGAAGTCAAGGGCTTGTTCAACCCCTTCTTCAATGCCGGTGTGAAGGGCGGTGCCAAGGATCAGGGCGTTGTCTGCATCCGTGTTCGGGATCGTGTCTATCCCTTCCACATATCGCAAGCGGTATTTGTATGGGCATCTATCAAAGACTTCAACCCGGCTGTGGGAAACTCGCATTGTTTCACCCCTTTCACAATAGTCTTGAAGGCTTCAAAGCCTTCCGGGTAAAGGATGAACCCAAACCCATTGGAACCGTTGATTTGCTTCAGGTTCCGTTTCTGAAGTTCTGACGGGGTTCCGTTGGTGGCCTTCAGCTCTACTTCAAGGGCAATGCCCTTCACGGTGATCCGCATATCAGGAAGGCCACTTTTCACATACCGGCTTCCGCCCCAACGCTTTTCATAAAAACCACAGGGCGGGGCGCTCATGCGGTCAACAGGTTCACCCAAGGGATATATCCCTTCAGCTTCCAGCCATTTCTTCAGGCGATTTTCAAAGTTTTTTTCACCGGCCATCGGCTCACCCCTCCAACATCTGAATCAGGCTGTGAATACCTCTGACTTGGGTGAAGCCCTGAATTTTACCCGTTCCAGCGTAGAATTGGAACAGTTTATCATCAGACTTCCGCCAACAATGGAAATGTCCGGTTTGCTCATTCTTCAGTTGGTATTCAATGCCGTGGGCTTCAAACTGCTGAATGGCATAGGCGATCCGGTCGGGGTTCTTTGCAACCCGTTCTGAATGAACCTGTTTGGCATGATTTTTCAGGGCATCCCACACTTCATCCCTTGCCATCGGCCCCACCGTCCATTTCATAATGTTCAAAGGTTGCCACACTTGCCATAGCCGAAAACAGATCGGAATAATACTGAACAGCGGAATCACGGTCAATATTGTGTTTATCAGCCGCCGCAATCAGTTCATGAATGGTGCCACCAACAATGCGGGTCATTTCACTTGCCCAAGCGTCAGCTTCTTTCGGGGTCAAACCTTCCATTACTGCCCACCGCCTTTCAGGGTGATCTTCACATAACCGGCCTTGGCGGTGGTCTTGGAACACTCGGAAGCAATGTCCGGGTATTTCTTCTTCAGCTTTGCGGAATCAATGCTGGTGGCATTGGTGGGCTTCACAAGGGTAAGGTTCAGAACATCGGATTCAAACTTATCCACACCAAACTTCACCATTGCTTCATACAGCTTGGCCTTCATTTCCTTTTCCTGTTCCTCAATGGCCTTCTTGTGGGCGGTCAGGGAAGCAATGGCGTTCAGGGTGGCAAGCTGGGTGTTCTTGAACTCCTGAAGGGCCGTTTCTTCATCGAAGGTGGCCGAACCACAGGCGTTCGGGTTTTCCTGACAGGAATCAGGACAAGTGTGGAAATCCGGGCATTTGTGGCAACACCCATCAAATTTTCCACGGGGGCAAGCATTTTCACATTTGATCATTTTTCGGGTTCTCCTTTCAGATAAACATTCAACTGCTTCAGGCCGAAGGCGGAAGCGGCTTCATGGTTGTCAAAATAAATGTCGATCTGGTTTTCACCGTATTTGTCAATCACCCATTGGGCGGGGCGATCCTGAACGATGTATTCACCCAAGCCTTCCACTTCCACCACGGTTCCCAAGGGAAGCTGGGAAGCACAGGAAACACCGGCTTTCAGTTCCACACCAGCGGCACCATACACAATGCCGTTGGGCCGGTTCTTGGCCCATTCACCGCAACACTTTTCACAGGAACAATAGGCGGTAATTCTGAAACTGCCCAACAGCACCGGTTCAGGTTCGGCGGGTTCTTCCACCAGCGGAGTTTCCACCGGCTCCAAGATCACATCCGGGGTCACGGCGGTAAGCTGATCCGGTTCAATGGGGGCATCCGGGGCCTTGCTGTTGACAGCAGAACAGCGCCCAAATATAAACCCCATTGCAAGGCCCATCAGAAGGGCCACAAGGAACATCCGCCTGAACCGCTGGTTAAGGGCTTTGCGGCGCTGTTGCCGCTTGCTCATACTTTCTGAATAGTTCATCGGTATAGTCCTTTCTCATTTCCAAAGTGGAAAGAATATCTTCTTCAACCGTTCCCGGACAGATCATCAGGTAATAGAAACAGGGCCGTTCTTGCCCAAGGCGGTGAATACGCTTTTGGGATTGCTCCCACAATTCCGAACCTTGGGGAAGGCTGAAGTAAATGATTTTGTTGGCAAGCTGGAAATTGCCGCCCATTGCACCGGCTTGATACTGAATGAAGGTAATGCTGTTGTGCTGGTAGCGGTAAGCATCCAAGTTCTTTTCTTCACCGGAAAGAACAGACACAGGCCGGTTCAGGCCCTTGGCAATCCCCTTCAGGCGTTCCATTTCTTCCGTGAAGTTATAGAACACAATCAAGCGATCTTCCGTGCTGTTCACCAAATCCCGGAAGGCTTCATAACGGGCCGGGTTATATAGGCCGCAAAGCTGACGGGCGTAAAGGCGGCGGGTCAAACTGGTATCACCGATCAATTCCCGTTCACAATGGGCATTGGAACCGTAGAAATCCGCATCCAGTTCAAATTCACCAAGGTTGGCGCTGTCAATCGCAATATAGCGATCATTCCAGAACTTCCAATAAAGGGGTGAAGGGCGGGTTTTGACCTTGATCCAGTTCCGTTTTGGAAGGCTGATCCCGGCCTGTTCGGTAGTCATGAAAACGGCCCCATGTTCGGCCAGCTTCATCTTCAGCCGGTCAACATTCTTATAGCCGGTAATCTGTTGCCGCCAAAATCCATCGGTTTCAACCCATTCCGTTTGAATGTACTGCTTCCAGAACAGTTCCTTTGAAATCTTCCACCCCAACAGTTGGCATTGGCTCCACAGGTTTTCATACTTGCCGCCCGTGGGGGTGCCTGACAGAAGGATCACATTATCCGGTTTCAGCCCAAGAATGAACTTTGACCGTTTGGCGTTCTCGTTCTGGATCAGGGAACTTTCATCCAACATCAGCGTGAAGCCGGTCAGGGTTTTCAGCACATTCCGCCTGAAGGTCAGTTCGTAGTTGATCACGCCAATCATCAGGGTTGGAACTTCATGCTGAACCTGTTCAAAGAACCATTTGAAGGTTTTGGGGTTGGTCAGGTCGAATACACAATTCCGGGTGTAGTGGTCTTGAAAATGTTCAATCCAGTCTTGAACTTTTGAACATTGGCACACCACCAGATTGATCCGCTTGTTCAGCTTCATCATTTTTTCGGAACCAACAAAGGTTTTCCCAAGGCCCATATCAAGGTAATAGGCCACCCGGTTTTTTCCCTCGGTTTCATCAAGGGCCTGTTGTTGATGCTGGAACAGGTTAATCATTGATCTGAATGAAATCACCCAAAACCTTTTTGGCGTGGGTGGTGGAACCGAACAGTTTCTTGACCACAGCGGCACAGAAACCGGAATAGTAGTCATAGGAATCCGCTTCCCCACAAGAAACAATGGTTTTGGTGTTGTCGGCCCACAGAATGATTGTCTTGGGGCCGCTGTAAATGACCTTCTTGATCTGCGGAAGGCCGGTCTGACGGGAACGGCGGGTGTGATTTGCAACGCCGAAGGTGGCGTTAAGATCAGCCTTGATATATTCCATCATGGCATCCGGCAGAGTACCCGCCGCAACCAGCTTGGATTCAGAGAACCAAAACAGGCCCTTGGAACTTGCGTCATTCGTCTGCTGAAAAAGTTCCACGCCAACCTTCTTGTTCTGCGAAAAGTAATTCTTCACCTTGCCGATGTAGCCGGTGAACTTGCCGCTGTATTCCGCATCGGGCAAGATTTTAACGATCATACCGATCTGAAGCATATAAACCATCCTTTCATCGGTGAAGCCATTCACGGCGGATATACTGAATCGCCGTTTCAAAGCCTTCAGACATTTCAGCGGGGCAATCCGGGTTGTGCTGGGC